CGATATCATATCGACAGGATCAGTATTGCTATCATATGTGTATATAGTCGCTTGCACGCCTGCTGCTACAGTGAAATTAGATATGACACCATGTACCGCTTCATACGTTTTAACTAAACTGCCCGTTAGTTCAACAGGAACGCTCCCGTCCTCATTAACCTTCAGCTTATTATCGGTAGCAACTGCATCATGGATTGTAACATCTGTTGCTGTTACTGCGTCTATTTGCAGGTCTGTTTCAACCTTCAATTTATTTGCATCTCGGTTAAAAACCGCATTTAAAATGTCGGAAATTCCAAATATCTTGCCCATTATTTCACCTCCGGCTTAACCTCCGCCTGTTTGCCGCGCTCTTCCAGCTTGACCTCGATGAAATCAATCCCATTGGCCTTGTGTTTCCGCAGAAAGTCAATGGTTTTCTTGTCCTCAGTTACATATTCCCCATTCTCAAATACAATCTTTTCTCCACGATTTAGTATTGGAACACCATTTTTAACCTCCATATATGTCGGTTTTACTAGCACCTGATAGTTGTTGTACTTTGAAATGAACTTAGCCATTTTTCTCCCTCCTAAAAGTAAAGTAAAGCCTGGGGCTGTTACGCCCCAGGCATATGGTTTTAGTTAAGCTACGCCTTTAATGATGGCGTGGGTCTTCGGCAGTCTGACCTCTACCCCAAACTCAGTGATGTACTCATCCTTTACGGCATCCTCATCCGGATCTTGGCGTCCGGTCAACAGCTTAGTATCCCTGCCTTTCAGCGGACAGTAGGCGACATTGTTCATGTCCAGGATGACGCCCATACCACCATAGACAGGACCCTCAAAGAGTTTGTGTTTCACAATGAATAATGTGCCGTGTGAAGAGACATATTCTTTGACCTTAACACCATATGTCCTCTCTCCAGGCACAGTCTTCAGTTTGTTCTGCGCCCACAAGTCAATGATAGTGCACAGGCGTCCACAGGCAAATAGGATCTTCTCACTGGAACCGTACCTGAACACATCTTCCAGCCATTCTGTAAATGCCTGTTCAGTCAGACCGCCGCTAATTGCAGAGACATTTAACACGTTTTCGGTTAAAAACTCAAGGATGCCGCCGGTGGTTCTCCGGGGTTTGCCGTTATGGATATCCTTGCCCTTCTTGCCCAGCCACATGGTACGCTCCATGTCAATAGCGTGGTTTATACCGTCCAAATGGCGATAGTACGCCATCGCCTTCGGACCGTAGGTAGAGGTGGCAGCAAGAGTATTGGTGACGCCAACAGGAGTACGCAAAATCTGAGTATAATTAGTCTTTTTTACAGGCTCGGTTGTCTTAATTTCACGCAGTTTTGCGCCCTCTTCATTGGCATTGCCTAGAATAACTAACTGTTCATCATCTGCCAATGAAGCAGTAGTAGAACCTCCCCATCCACGAATAACAGTTATGGTATCCCCTGTATTATCAACATTGGTAACCAGCACAACTTCAGTTGTTCTTGGGACCTGCACAATATCTCCAACCCGAAAATAGCCAGCATTGTCAACTGCCCATACGGTTGCGTCGTTATTATAACCAGTAGCATTGTTAATCGCATCCCAGCGGTTACCGGGGTCCTGCTCCATCCAGTTAAACTCCGGGTTAGTTACAACCCTTCTTCTCTTCATCTTCTTTGTCAAAGTGATCAGCGGGCTGGCATTCGGCTCAAGCTCCGCAATCTTCTCCGACATGTCTATTCTTAGCCTGTGTTCTGCAATGGTATTGGTTCCTACAGCCATTTTTTATCACTCCTTTTAAATGAATTACCCGAACAGCCCATGCCGCCGGAAAGACATCATCTCATTGATAACCTGTTCCTCCGGTGTCGGCGCAGGGTTCGGGTTGATTGCTCCTGCTTTTTGGAGCTCTGCCTTTTTTTTGTTCTGCACTTGCTTTACTCCTTGCTGAAGACCCTGCTGATACGCCTGTTGCCCTAACTTCTCTGCCGCCCCGGCCTTCACAGCGCGGTAGAGAGTATCTAATATGCCGAAATCGCCGTCTTTAATCTCACCTTTACTCCGCCTTACACCCTGGTCTGCAATGACATCAAGTAGTTCAGGATGTTCCTCTAGGTATGCATCTAAATCATCCGCTAACTCCTCAATGTCAGGGTAAAGCGGCTGCCCTTTCGCATCTGTAGCCTGAATCATTGCGATAAGCTCGTTTTCTATGACATCCATCTTCTGCTGTTCTGCATTTTGTTCTTGTAGATACGAATATAAAGGGCTAACATACTGCTCCAACATGTTAGCTATCATGTTAAAGACTGCACGTCCTGGTGCTTGTGAGAATTCCTGCAGAAATTGGTCGTCAAACTGCTGCCACTGCTCTTCAGTCCATTCCTCTCCTTCTTGCTGCTCATCCTGTTGCTGCGGCTGTTGTAGCTGTTGCTCCAACTCCTGAATCCTTGCTTGCATCTGCTGCAACTGCTGTAATAGCAGTGCTTCCTGCGCACCCTGCTGCTGTTCTTGCTGTTCCCCTTGCTGTTCATTCTGCTGCTCTACCTGCTGCTGTTCTAGCTGTTCTACCTGGTCCTGTTCCTGCTGCTCTTCTTCCTGCGGTTCCTCCTGCTCCACCTCCTTCTTTCCATCATCAGTACCGGCAGTCAAAACATCATCAGTCAATTCGTCAGGGTTTACACCCAAACCGTCAAACATACCCATGATAAAACCTCCTTAATATGCGACAAACAGGCTTTTCCGCCTGTTTGCCAGTCTTTTTATTCTTGTTTTTCCCTTGCTTTTAGCCCCTGCTCTATCCGGTGCCTAACTTCGTTAATCAGTTTGGAATATGCCTCTAATTCTCCCTGCAGTTTCGTCACTTCTGCCACCCGGGTAAAATCTCGGGACTTTAAAGCGTTTACTATAGTCTTTTCCCTCTGTTTTATCCACTCTTCAATGTGCCGCCAGCCTTCGGAAAGAGTCATTTCCTCAAGCGCAGCACCTAATTTTACTTCATCCAATACCACCACCCCCTAACTGCTGCGCTATAGCCTCAAAGCCAATAGGTTCAGGTTGTCTCTGTATTGCCTGTTCTTCGGGTAGCAGCTCATTGGCTCCCTGCTGTCCTGTAACCTGCTGCACTAACTCTGCCTGCTCCTGCTCAATTTCATTTTCAGACTTCAGCAGTTTTTCAATGTCCTTGATGCCGTATGCCTCGAACACTCTCTTCTTCAGTTCGTACTGGCGTACTCCGGGGTCATTTTTCATGAGTGAATACAGAGTAGTGATGTCTTCTCTGTATGAGAGTTTTGACAGTGTAGCCTCAACATTCGATCCGGCAGGTACATACTCATACCTTCCGGTAAGATTCTCCGGCCTCAAGGTATTAAAGTTATAATTCCCCTCTTCATCCTTTGAGCGTATTTTCCGCTCACCATCAATAAACTGTTGGTTCAACTGGTCATAGAAAAAGCCTAACCACTTAAGCCCGCAAGATTCAAATAGCTTTGCCTTTACGTCAAACCTGATAGATACAGAACGCTCCCTTATAGCGTGTTCGGTAGCTGTCTTGGCACCTTTGGCAACTGCTCCCCTTGTTTCCGCATAGGTGGCTGTGGATTCTTGGATGTCCTCTTTGATGATCGCTTCTTCCTGATATGTCTCAACAGGAGGCGGTGTAAGTTTTACCTCTTCCAACCCTTCAAGAGAATCCAACCAAATAATACCGCCGGGTCTCGGCACCAGGTCTTTGGGGTCAAGCCCGCTGTCCTTCAGAGCTTTCCACATGCCGTAAATCGAAAGATTGTTGGCGTCTATGCGCTGGTTCCTGGTGGTGTTTAACTCTTCCTGCAGGTGCTCCATTACCTCAACAACAGACAAGCCGTAAAACTCCCCATTTAGCGGGTCAATCTTTGCCAATCCAAAAGGCTTTTTCCCGTGCCAGAACGGGTTCTCTTCATCCCGGATAACCCGCACCTGGTTTATGAGTGTAGAAACGTGGTCATCTTCCCACATCTCCAACAGCTCATGCCTGAGGCTGCCCACATCTCCGCCAGCACCGGCAGTCTCCCATGATGCGCCGATGGCTGCCATCCGGTCCTGCTTGCCCTCATTGATCCGGTCAGCCCCTTCTTTAATCTGCTCCCAGTCGTCACCCTGCAGTTTGTATATCCCCAGGTCAACCCGCTTTTCTAGTTCCTCCTGTGAAATATACTTGCGCCGTATAACCCATTCGCAATCCTCTATAGATGTCCCTTCAGGGTCGGGGAAAAGGTCATAAATAGAGAACGGCTGCCAGTCGGGATCATCCCATATAACAACCTCAACATCCTGAATATCGTATCCTATGAACACGCCTTTCCTTGTCACTGGCACCCTCTGTTTTACGGTTCTGGTCTCATACCGCCAGCCGGTTTCAAAAGGGCATGTCCCGTAGATCAACATGTCGGTGATCAGTACATAAAACTTCAGCATACTGTCAGCATCAGTTCTGGTAAGCTGGAAGTCCACAAGGGCCTCCATGTTCTTTGCGTTCTCTACATCGTTTTCGTCTTTCGGCACGAATGAAATCCAGGGGCGATGCTCAAGCACGGCAGCAAGCAGTTTGGAACGGATCGTATCAATCGTGCTGTAAGTATAAGGGATATGCAGATTCGACCTGTCCTTTTCAAAGTCCGGCAGTTCCGGCACTACTCCCCGGTACAGTTTGTACCAGCGCAGCCACTTTACATCCCAGGGTGCCCGCCACCTTTGGGACCAATGAAACCGTGACAGTATCAGGTTTTTCTGCTTCTCTCTCCTGTCCTCTTTGCTCACCGCTTCACCCCCTTTTTTCTCCGTTTCTTCCTGACCAATCTAGCAAACAGAGGCAACTTCATCCCCCTGCTTTTCCGGTTCCATTCGTCAACATCCACGCCCTGTGCCTCTAACATCGCTCTATTCGCATTAAAAAAGCGCCTCTGCGCTTCGGATTTGTAAGGCATTTGAACACCGCCTTAATCTATATTTTCAGTATCCTGTATAACTGCTCAACCTGCTTCTGGGAACACTCCTGGGCAGGTCTACCGGCATGTTGACTGCCGGTAGTTTCTTCCGCCTTGCTACCTCATAGTACACATTCGCATGAACGAAGTGATCCGGCCCTGCGTTCTCCCACGTCCTGATGACATTCCCCATCTTGTCTTTTTTTACAAGGTTCACGTCCTGACCGTCTTCACCGATGACATAAATAGTCTCCCAATGGTCACAAAGGCAGTCCTCTATCACTCCAGCCTTCTGCTTCCCTACAAGCTGCGGGTCATTCGGTTTCAGGAAAACCTTGACTTCTGACTTCTCATACGCTTCTATAACGCTGTCAATCATCCTGGTCCGGTGAATATAGACGATGCCGGCCTTTTCCTTCCGCTCAATAAACTCAACAGCCTCTTTCCGCTTGTCGTTGTAGTCGTATATTGCCCTGTACGCTCTTCCCGGGTGTCTTTTCACAAACCGCGCTGCTTCCTCTGTGTCCGGCGCATTGTCAACCACACACAGATGGATACACTGCTGCCGGAAGTATTTTTCAAGTGAATCCCAATCCGGCAGGGTAAAAACCTTCGTAATCCCCCACTCATTCCCCTGCACGCAGTGAAGA